CCCTTGGTGGAAGTCAATAGGTGGGTCTGTAGAGGCTGAAAGTCTGGAAGTTTTCGCTGCGAAGCGTAAGGCAGAGGCCATGCGTAAAGAACTCAAGGATTATATAAGTTTCACGATGGGGCCATCAGCATGGGATGAGCTTGTGGCTATTGAGGCTAAGATTCGTAAGCAGAAAAAAGAACACGAGTATCGTAAGGCAGAACTACAAGAAGCCATCATTACTTGGACAATATCAGGACTACTACTGTTAACAGGTATTGGTGCGATTATATTCTTTGCGTGGTTCTTCGCCAACAGATGATTAAGATAGGTGATAAGTATTACGTGTTCGACAAGAACGGAAAGATACTTATCATTACAAGGAACAGACGAATAGCTGAGAGAGTAGAAAATGGTAGTTGATTTCGATATTGATGGTGACGGTAAGATCACTGCAGAAGAAGTAGCAATGAAGGAACGTATGCTTGAGATAGAGCTACGTGAAGAGAAAGCAGAGTCGCAGAAGTTCATGGCTTGGGTAGCTATGGGTATGATGATTATCTTTACTGTGTTCCTGTTCACACCTATCATGTCAGACTCTCGTGTATCTGCACTAGCTGATCTACTAGGTCTATTCTACATTGCACAGACAGGTGTTGTTGCAGCGTATATGGGTGCTACTGCGTACATGGCAGGTAAACCTATGGGTAACAAGGTGGCAATGAGTAAATGAGGTGGTTAGTCTTAGCTCTGTTCTTATCTGGTTGCTCTCAGATTCCATCCTTTCTCTTGGGGGGTGGGGGTGGACCGAATGTCGCAGCCAATGTACAGGCAGGAAAGACTAACTCTCAGACAGTTGGAACTACGAACAACTCTGATCAAGAAGTGGTAGTGGAAACACTGACAGGTGATCTGAAACAAAGCAACGACACAAACAAAGTAAACACAGATAGCGTAGAGAATATAAACATAAATGAAATACCGCCGTGGGTCTTGATCCTTCTAGTGCTAGGTTGGTTAGCCCCTAGTCCACAAGAAATGGGACGTGGTTTACTTACTCTAATAGCAACACTAAGGAGAAAGAGTGATGGCAGCAAGGCTTAACAAAGCTAAGATGAAATGTAATAGTCCACGGACTACACCTAAACATCCAACTAAATCTCATGTAGTAAAGGCGTGTGTAAATGGTAAAGAAAAGATTATACGATTCGGTCAGAAAGGTGTCAAAGGCAGTCCTAAAGGTAGCGCAAGAAATAAAGCGTTTCGTGCTAGACATGCTAAGAACATTAAAAAAGGAAAAATGAGTGCAGCATACTGGGCTGCGAAAGTGAAGTGGTGATATGTGGGTAGGAATCTTATTAGTTTGTTTCGATCCTATGGCACTATCCTGCAGGATCATAGCAAAGCCTGAACCCTTCTATAGTGAGCAAGCTTGCTTAGAAGAAGCAGAAAAAGTAGCCTCTAACATTAGGCAAGGCGGTGCTTATGCTACACCTCATTGTCATAAAGTAGAAGGGGATAGTGTGTAATGCCTGTACGAAAAGTAAAAGGTGGCTACCAATGGGGTAAATCTGGTAAGGTCTATCCAACACGTGCTCAAGCTGAACGACAAGCCAAGGCAGCATACGCATCAGGATACAAGAAAAAGAAAAGGAAGAAGTAGTGGCGAAGCCTGTATGGGAAAAGAAACGTCCCAAGAAACTAGGAAAGTCCAAGCCTCTTACTGCAGCACAGAAAAAGAAAGCTAAAGCTAGGGCAGCAAAGGCAGGACGTAAATACCCTAACATGATTGACAACATGTGGGCAGCTAAACAATAAAGAAAACCCCCAAGGAGAAATCCTCGGGGGTTTTTTCTTATTGGTGTATCTTACACCATCGTTCTCGTAGTCGTTGCAGATACCAGATAGCTTTATCAATGTCCTCTAAGCCATTCTTGTACTCACAACGCCACATGTACTTGAGTACGTTTGCTGCATGTGGTGCTATACTACCTGACATGTTCTCTGTCATAGCTTCTATCGCATCAATGCACTCAATACCACTGTGATTGTAGTGTATCGGGTTGTTTACTACATCATTCTTCTTAATCTTCTTGTACTCCTCGTCTGTAAAATCAGGATACTCATAGACATAGCACTCACCACAGTATCCATCGTCATCTAGTAGGTTGCCACAGTCATTACAATTAGCCATATAGTTTCCACTTCAGGTACTTGATACGTGCCAAGTGATACAGCGTAAGGATGGGCCATATGATACAGAAAATATATACGTTAATCTCTTCGTATGTTATACCTAGTAGGTTTGCTGACCATATCAAGAACAACACACATTGATCAAACACAAAGTCTATGGTAAGGTTATCCATTTTCTTGTCTCCATTTCAACTCATGGACTAGCATGTTCTGTTCGTATGTAGACATGATCATCCAATCTCGTATCTCTTCGGGGGTGCGCTTACACCCTACACAGTATCCATCCTCTAAACGACAGACCTTGATGCAGGGTGTAGGCACATCACCTAACTGTTTACGGTTCCTACTCACACTGACGTAGACCAGTAGCAGGATCGAAGTAACAAGCACCACCCTCGTCTACGTAGTCTTGTGTCTCTTCTACTACAGGCTCCTCTACTACATCCTCAGAAGTAGATGCATTTAAGATACCGTATCGTTTACCTGATGCACGGAATGTAGTGCAACCAGATGAACCACCATCGTAGGCATCCATGTACACCTGCTTGAACTCTTCCCATGTCACATCATCACCTACGTTACAGGTCTTAGAACATGCAGAGTCTACGAATCGTGATGCTACATTCAATACCTTGACGTGATCGAACACGGATAGTTCGTCTGCAGTCTTACCCTTCACACCAAAGACACGATAACCGTAGTCCTCTACTCGCTCTGTTCTTGGACCATCGAAGGTTTGGATAGTTCTGTCGTAGTAATGTGAGAAGACAGGCTCGATTCCAGAGGATACGTTGTCGGCTGACAGACTGATAGTTCCTGTTGGAGCAACAGAAAGCAGATGACTGTTACGAATACCGTGATCGCTAATGAGATTCCTAATATCACTAGGTAAAGACTTAGCAAAGTCACTCTCAAGATAAGCTTGAGTAAAGAGAGGAAACGGTCCCTTCTCAATAGCCAACTCAACAGAAGTGCGATAAGCGACATTCCTGATTACTCCCATGATTTCTTCAAGGGTCTGTAGGAATCGTTCACTACCATACTCAAACCCTAGTGCTTCAATAGCATTCGCTACACCAGTAACACCAAGGCCCATTCGACGTTTACTCTTAGCTTCTTGCTCCTGTTCTTTTAATGGATACACTGCACGATCAACTACATTATCCATAGCACGGACAACGTGAGGTATATCGTTACGCAGTTGGTTTGTGTTGAAGACGTACTTACCCTCATGTTCTACTATGTACTTGGTTAAGTTAAACGAGCCTAGTAGACATGCACCGTTAGGTGGTAGTGGTTGCTCACCACATGGGTTAGTAGCTGCAATCTTCTCTGCATACCATAGGTTATTCTTTCTATTTATACGATCAATAAACAAGATACCAGGTTCTGCCCAATCCCATGTGCTTCGTAGTATGTCATCCCATAGAGCACGAGCACTCACAGTTTTGTAGACACGCCCATCGAATTGTAGATCGAAGTCTAGATCATCTTTTACTGCAGTCATAAATTCATCAGTCACACCTACAGAGATGTTGAACTGTGTGAGGTTATCACTGTTGTTCTTAGCACGGATGAACTCTTCAATGTCAGGGTGGTCTACACGCAACACACCCATCTGTGCTCCACGTCTGTGACCTGCAGATGATATAGTCTTACACACTGCATTGAATATTTCCATGAAGGACAGAGGGCCAGAGGACTTAGAGTCCAGTGACTTGATCAACGTACCACGTGGACGTAGTGTTGAGAAGTCATAGCCAATACCACCACCTAGACGCATAGTCTCTGCAGCACGACGAGCAGCTTCCATGATACCATCCATACTGTCTTCGATAGTCATAGACACAAAGCAGTTGTAAGGTGTTACACGACGAGGCGCACCCATTGCAGATTGCACACGTCCTGCAGGTAGGAATCGTTGGTTGTAGAGAATGCTACGGAAGTTATTGAAGTGTGACTCATTATCCTTCAGTGCTTCAGCTACTCGTGTCATAGCCTCACGAAATGTTTCTCCTTTGCCACGGTATTTCATGGCATGAATCTCTTCTGAGATTGCTAT